TACGCTGTATGGAGCAAGATAAGATTAAGCTACTCTCAGACCCTGAGATATTTCAGAGCCTTAAGTCTGTACAATATGAGTACTCAGGCGGTATCAGCGAGGAGAAGAAGCTTAAGATATTCGGACATTACACTCATTGTGCTGAAGCACTCATAAGAGCAGCTTGGTGCATGAAAGACAAAAGTTTAAATATTTACATTATGTGAGGTAAACATGACCAAAGAAGTAAAAGTAAAAGATACAACTTATATACTAGAAGATAATGAGGCAGCCCTAGTAGAATCTATCAAGGATTTAACTAGGTCTATAAGGGAGAACAAATGACAGAAACACTATGTACAAGCGGGGCAATGTTACTAAAGGCTGGTATAGGTAGACAGGTCAATATATCAGGTCAGGGTATCATAGAGTTTCAGAGACAAGCTGAGAGCTTTGTTAATGCTTCTACTAGGTTTAATTGGAATGATGTATATACTACTCTTGACAATGATGTTAAGTTTATACTAGAAGACGCTTGTTCTTCTGAGGGTGCTATAAAGGTCATTCTATTTGACATGTCAGGCTATGACTCTCTGTCTGAAGCTGAGACTATGATTAATGTTTTAAGAGATAATGTTAACAGGAGCATAAAGTTACTTGAAGATATAAAGAATCGTGACTTTGTAACAGGGGCTTAACATGGCTTTAAACTTTGGTAAGCTCAGAAGTGGAGAAGCGAGAACTATTAACTTTGACTTTGCTGATGTGGCTACAGGTCAAAGCTATGTACTTCTATATGGGATGGATACTTCTGAGAAATACATTCTAACTAACATAGTCAACTATGGTAACTCAGGAGCTACCTATGCTGGAGCTGGTACTAACCTTAAAATTAACTTTGATATGGCTATAGAGAAAGGTTTTAGTGTTGAGGGTAAGACTTACATATCAGTACCTATTCAGTTTACTCATAATTCTGGTGACACACCCGGAGTGAGTACATGGAATTTCTTTATACGAAACTCTACTGCTACAAGTGCGATTAATGATGATACTCTAGTTAGTGGCGCTATAATTATCAATCATGCAGCAAGTATAACTCATAAGTTTTTTCGTAAGACTATAGACTTAGAAGTACCAAAGACAAAGTTTAAGAAAGGTGAAACCCTTAGAATCACTATCAGCAATAGTAATACACCAACAGGTTTCAGTTATGGTATCGGACATGACCCAGCCAATAGAGACGAAACACAGATAGAGAACAGCCCTACTGGCTCAAGTGACTGGGCTAACTCAGACCTTAAAGTACTACTACCAATCAAAATCAATCAATAAAATGCCTGAAACAAACCTAACCAACGCAGTAGTAAGTGACATGACTAACAATGTTGATGACTTCTCAGTAGCCACTCAGAACACTGATGGAGTACTAGACCAAAAGGAGACTACCTTTGTCAATGACAGATGGTCTCAACAACTAGGTTACTTCCGTACTATCCCTGAGCTTAATAGAGCTATTACAGCTCTAGCCATATGGACTGCTGGTAAGGGCTTTAATACTGATTCTGCTACTGAGGTCTTACTTGATAACATCACTGGATGGGGTGAGGAGTCTTTCCATCAGATAATGCTTAACATGATTAAGACTAAGAAGATAGGTGGTGATGCCTTTGCTGAAATCATACGTAATGACTCAGGTACTCTAGTTAACCTTAAGATACTAGACCCAGCTACTATGAGGATAGTAGTAAACAGACAGGGTATAATCATAAGGTATGAGCAGATATCTAAGGTCAAGAAGCCTGAGAAGAAGTTTCAGCCTCAAGACATATTCCACATAACAAACGATAGGATAGCTGACGAAATACATGGTACTAGCATAGTGGATGTAGTAGAGACTACGATTCTAGCTCGTAATGAAGCTATGGCTGATTGGCGTAAGGTCTTACATCGTAATGTAGTACCCGTACGAATCATTGAAGCAGACACAGATGACACCACTAAGATAGCTAACCTTAAGACTCAGTATGAAGAAGCTATAAACAAGGGTGAAGTACTGATTGTACCTAAAGGGAATGTAGAGATTAAAGACTCTAATCCTGTACTACAGGACTCTCTTAGTACTATCAGATACTACGAGAACTTCTTTTATTCAGCTGTTGGTATCCCTAAGGTCATAGCTAGTAGTGAGGACTTCACTGAATCAAGCTCTAAGATAGCTTTCTTAACCTTTGAGCCTATCTACACCAATGAACAGACTCTCTTAGAGTCTGACTTATGGAATCAACTAGCTATCAGAGTAACTTTCAATAGACCCCCATCACTTTCAAATAATCTTAAACAAGATGAGGCTAAAGACCCTAGTCCCTTTCAGCCTAATGATACTGAAGCGGGGGTAGGTCAATGAGTAAAATCAATTTTAAGAGCCGTAGAGCAACGATTGCTCTAATTGTGGTGGTTGGAGCCACTAGCTATCTAATCGGCTATTCTATGGGCTTCTCTAGCGCTGTACAGGGCATTACAGAAATAGCCAGTAAGTTCATAACCATTGATTATGATATGGTCTCTCTCGCAATTAAATCTTACAGCACACATAGCTGTTGGATGTCATGATGGCTAAGAAAACAAACTATAAGGTGTTAATGACAGCAATAGTATCACTTGCGATACTAGAATGTTTTGCTTTGTATATGGGAATGAATGGTACAATGTACTCAATCATAATCATTGCTATAGCTGGTCTAGCTGGATTAACAATACCCACACCGAAATTATTAAAGATATAAAATGACCCATGTAAAAGGACATAAACAAAAGAAAGAAGACGTGAAGAAAGTAGCACAAGCAGGAGCTAAAGGGAAGATAGGAGCTAAGGAAGAACTAGCAGTAACCCCTTCAGGTGATACGTTCGATACTTCTAAACCTATTGTATCTAGTGAGTTCTCTAGTAGAGAGAGCTTTCAACAGGCAGAACAGATAAGAGGTGGTAGTAAACAAGGCTTCACACCTCAAGGTGAGACTAGAGCTCAAGCTGAAAGGACGGCTGGTACTGAAGCTAGACAGAAACAATTAGATACTATTGCTGCTTTAGAAGCAGCAGTTAATAGAACAGGTACTGAGGAATTACCCTCTGAACAACAACAGCCTGTACAAGCTCAAGTTCTACAACAGCCTGAAGAACAAGGCTTAGGTACTACTATCAAAGAAATCCTTACAGGTGAAGGTTTAGAGAGACAGGCTGCTGAAGCTGGTGGTACTCTACAAGCTGGTACTATACCTATAGGACCAGGTGGATTAGGTAAGATTGTTCAAGCTGGTGGTGGTAGAGGTATAGCAGTTACTGGTGAAACACTATCTAAGGTTAAAGGTATTAGTAAAGTTAAGAATATATTATTTGGTAAAAGTAAATTGATTAGAGCTAACTCTATTAAAGCATTAAAGAGTGCTAGTAAGTTCGCTTTTGCTATTGGTCTTGGAGCTGTTGGAGCTTCTGCTGCTGTAGAAGTTGGCTCAGTAGTTACTAAAAGATTCACTGCAGAAGACAGAAGAATCAAATCAATAGAGTCAGATATAGGTATTATGAGTGAAGCTATAACACCTTTTGTAGACTTAGCTAGAGTTACAGGTAGCCCTACTATAGCCCTTGAGAGTATAGAAAGCCTTAATGATTTCTTAGATGATATAGATACTTATGAGAAAACCCTACAGACATTAAAGCTAGGTAGTGATGAACTAAAAACAAACCCTGAGTTTACAGCTGCTCTAGATAGAAGAATGATTAAACAGAGAGTTAAGATAAGAGCTGCTAAGGAAGTAATTTTATTAAATATGGCTAACCCTCAAGACCCTCGTATAGAGGAGCTAGGTGAGCTAATAGCGAGTATAGAATGATAGAGTTTAATATGAGAAATGGAATTATACTAGGTATAATATTTGTACTATTGATATTGAAAGGGGGTGGGTGATAATGGATGAAAAAAAAGAAACTGAGGATACAAAGGAAGAAGCAACAGCTTCAGATAATAATGAGGGGAATCAGTCTAAAGAAGTTGGGCTTGTTGACAAAGCAAACATTGCAGCTGAAAGGCTGGAAGCAGCAAACAAGAAACAAGAAGAGCTACTTCAAAGACAGGAAGAATTTGCAGCTAAGCAATTACTCTCAGGTAGAACAGACGCAGGTGATAGACCAGTAAAGAAAGAGCCTCTATCTGATAAAGAATATTCTGACAAAGTTATGAAAGGTGAAGTTAACCCCTTAGGTGTATAATGCACCTGTACATGATGACTAGAGGTATGAAGTCCCATGTTGATAACTTCATTACAGAACTACAAGGCAAGTACTTACCCTTTAAGTATGAGGGTAAGGATTCTTTTGTACAAGTAGCAGTAAGACCTATACAGCTATGGGAGATAGTATTTCCTAAAGAACATAAAGACTTAATGCTTTCTACATGCTTAGGTGGTAAAGAGGGTATGAAAGGAATTACTAATCAAAAGAAACATAGACCAGTAGTGGCTATGATTCGTAAGATGTTAGGAATAACTAAACTACCTGACTATGATGATACTAAGCAGTTGCCTATAACTAGACAACACATGGAGCTAGTGGGTATAGGAATTAAAGAAGATAGAGACTTAACAGATGGGACAGAGGGATTATGAAATTTAGTAAAGTATTAGACAATGTAGCAGAATTTAAAATTAGACTAAGCAGAGGGCAAGGGTTGATGTATGAGTTTAGGAACGCAGTGTTAATCACAGCGGGTCTTAAAGTCATGTTAAATTTAAACACCACTCAAGCCTCTCTCTTAGCTTTGTTTGTTTTGGCTGTCTTCTATGTACTAGGATATATAGATTTAGGGTATATAAAGTTATATCAAAAGGAGCAGATACTTCAGTATAAGAAATATAACCCTCACTTGAAGAACATAGCTAAGAAGCGAAAGATTTAAATAACATTATTCTATAAGTATCACATGGCTAACGAAGCAATCATTGTTGAACTCTTAGGGGATAGAGGAAATGTAGTAGATTTCACTATAGGCAGTACTAACGCTATAGAGAAAGGAACAATTCTTAAATTAGTAGACCCTAGAACAGCAAGTGGTGGTGGTATAACTACTGGTGATGTTATTGCAGGTATTGCAGCTAGTGAGAAAGCAGCAGCTGAAACAGAACAAACAAAGCTAGGTTGTTATCAAAAAGGAATATTTGATTTAGTAGTAACTGCAGGAGCAACAGGAGTAACACTAGGAGCTTATGTAGCTATGAGCGGAGCAAATACTATAAGAAATGCTGTAGCAGCAGAAGTAGAGGGTGGTAAAGTTATAGGTAAAGCATTAGAGACAGGCACAGCAGGTGAAGTAATACAGGTATTGGTGGATTTAGCATAATGGTAGATATAGATTCAAATTTAACAACAATGGAAGAACAAAATAAAGAAGCAGAAGAGAACGAGAAGACTGAGGAGTCAGAGGAATAATGGCGGATGTAGTTGGACAGGTTGACATCAGAGGAGAGAACATTGAAAGAGCTGTTAAAGGATTTGCTCTACAAGAATTTAGATTAAAACAAGTACTTCTACAACAAACTTCTAGTAACTGGACTGAAACATATTATCGAGAAGCAGCAGCTGAACTATCAGGAGCTGGTGTATGGACTATCAAAGGTGTATCACGATTAGCTAACTTTCCTTATGTAGAGCCTAATTGGACTAAGGTACAAGGAAGACATATAAAACATGCAGCTGAGGGTGTTGTATCTGTTGAGGATAAACTAACAGACGCTATAGATGTACAAGCTAGAACACTATTAAGAGTTGCTAGAGCTATTGCTAAGTCAGTAGACGACCACATATATTCAGAACTAACAGGAGCTTCAGGCATAGGTACTGCAGC